ATGCAAATAGCTCTGGCAGGTTCCCCGCTTCTACTTCTCGGGGGAACTATGCGAGCGACCGGTTTTTTTCTTTTTTCATCCGTCTTGGTAGCCACGTCGATCGGATCGAGTGCTTTTGCCGATGAGGACACCTGTAAGCTTGTTGGTGATCTGGGGGAGAAGATCATGACCCTTCGACAGAATAGGGCCTCCCTTCAATCCACGCTGGTCGATGTTAAGGCAACGATGGATCCGAAATTCCACGCGTCTCTCGAAGACATGATTATCGCAGCTTATGAGGTTCCGGCCTACAATTCCGACGAGCTGAAAAAGCGCGCAATAGGTGACTTCCGCGATCAGACCCAACTCGGGTGCATGAAGGGGCGCAAGAAGGCGGACTAAGCCGCCCTCCGGAACCATCCGTCGAACACTTCCGCGGTGAGCATGTGCATGGGCACGAAGGGGATAACCCGCGCTGGCGCCTTTTTCTTCCAGTACCTGTGCTTTTGTCCGCATTTGTCAGAACAGAACTGGGCATGCGGGTTCGAAGCGTCAAAAGCCTCTTCGCATTGAAAACAGGTTCTCGGATATGATCGCAAAGAGTTCCCAGCGTCGGCGCATGACTTCGAGCAAAATTTCTTGTCGTGCCGCCTAGGGTGGAAGGTCTTGTTGCACGACGGGCAAATGATGTCCGCTAACCTCACCCTATGGGCCCCGAAGCACGCGCGAGAACAATACTGCGCGTCAGAGTTCTCACGCAAAACTCTAAACTCTTGAAGACAGGTTTTGCACTTCCTCGGCGTGGTGCGGGTTTCAAGTATCATCCTGTATGCAGACCACGCGATAGAACTATTCTTCCATGCGCTGCTTTGGCTCACACGCACCCATGCTGCCCGTGCGCACTCATTCGAGCAAAAGCGATAACGGCGCAGGCCTTCTCGCGCTTCCTCTGGCATAGGCCCACCGCATTTTTTACACTGGTCATCGGGAACCGTATGCTCGGGCTGTCCCTGATCCCATGTCGGGTATTCAGCGCCAATCATGCGGAGCGATTCGCCCACGATGCTGGCGGCCTCTATCTCCGAAGACAGCCAGGTGTTTCCGCTGATGCAGAGGGCAGAGCGCAGACCGGCATGCAACGCGCCCTGATTTTCGAACGGTGACAGCCGCCAGTCTCCCAGCTTGTCCATGACCTCATTGATGACAGCCTGCCGACGCTGCCCCTTGATGAGCTGCGACGGTTTCTTCGGTTTGCCCTTGAGCAGCCGTTCCTTTCTCGCGGTGAGGTAGTTGTCGAGATAGGCCATTAACCACCCCCGAATTGCGCATCAAAGAGGCCGGCCGTCAGCGGTGCCTTGGAGACAGGCGGGAGAACCTTCACGCCTTCCGGTGCCTGGGGCTGCTTCTTGTAGACCGTTTCGAGATAGGCCTGATCCATGGCGACGAGGATGTCCACATGGCGCGGTTCGATATGCTGGTTCGTCAGGCGGGCATAACTCTGCATCTCCGTAAAGGAGATGGGCTGCGGGCCAGCCATGCCAGCCTGCCGGGTCTTGTGCAGGGCCATGAACCATTTCCACAGCAGCTCGCCGCCGGAAGGTATTCGTATGTCACGAACACCCTGACCTTCGAGCTGGCGCTTCAGTTCGGCGCAGAGGAGCTTTTCGAGGTTCATCCGCTTCTCTGCCCCCACTCTTCTGGGATCGAGGCATTCGTCGCGACGTATTCGAGGCCGGTGTCGTTAGCGTCGTTATCAAATTTTTGCTCGGCCATACTGCGCTTGACGCCTGTGGAGCCGCGCGCCGAGCGGCCGGGCGGCTGGAGGTCGATTTCCATCGTCAGCGTGCGCTCGGAACCGGACACGGCCCCCTTGTTGTAACGCACCTGGTCGATCTCATAGACGGACGATGCGAGGATGCCCAAAACCTCGTTTGTATTCGGCACGCCGCAAAGGTGGGCAACAATCACTGGCGCATTTTGATAATTGTACTGCTCGATGATCGCTATCGCATCGTCGGGATCGTTTACCGGAATGTTGGAGAACGTGATGGTGCGTGTCGTCACGGAAGTGCCGACTGCGGACGCCATCGAGCCAAGGCCGATGAAGCGGTTCGGCTTGTAGACCAAGCCGTTGAACGTGAAGTCGCGTCCGCCGGTATGATACCCTTTGGCGGGCAAGCCGGGGATGTCAAAGCGAGCGAGATCGAGGCGGGCGATGCCACCTTTGTCGATCTGGGTGGTTACTGCTGGGTCAAGGCTCATGAGAAGAATATCTCCGTTGCGGAAAAGCTGCCTTCACGGCTGTTCCATGACTTCGGGGCTTGAACACTGCCGGGATCGATCGTCATCAGGCACGAGGGCTTTTCGAGATGGCCCGTGCATGTTGCGTTGAAGTTCTGTGTGTCCAGCGGGTACATGATTTGCACGGTCGCAAAGCCATTGGCGTCCGAAACAGTGGGTTCGATGATCCTGTGAAGGGATCGCTTCAAAACGCTGGCTCTCACCTCGACATAATCGCCGGGCGTGAAGATGAAACCGGCAGGCAGACCGCCGAGATACAGCGTGTTTGCGCTGACGGCTTGAAAGAACACGTCACCGGTGAAAGCACCGCCGGCTGCCTTGGTGCCGGAGAGCGGAGAGCCTGTGTCCATGGCGATTGGGCGCGGACGGAAGACATCGTAGCCAAGGAAGGGCTTGCCGCGAACGTCCGCCTTCATCGTGAATGCATCGAATATCCCGAACAGATGCGTTTCAAGCCAATGCGTGGCAAGCTTCAGCGTCCAGTACGGAGTGCCGAAAGACTGTGATTCCGTCCGACGGCCTTCCATGCGCGACGAACTCGCCGGGCTGATCGGGTCAAAGCTGCACGATGCCCACGGCAGCAGATCGGGTATGATTTCATATTCGGCCATCAGTATTCCCTCCCGCCGTTCGACTTCCAGTTTTGCGTGTCTTTGTTGTTCTGGCTGATGAGCTTCAGCGATTGGCTTCCGGCCTGCTTGAGGATTTCACCCACCAACTCGGGGGAGAGCTTCACCAGCAACTCAGAAGAGCCGCCAGACGCGTTTCCAGCCCCGGAGCCGGTAGAGCCATTCACCGCCACGCCAAGGCGTCCAGAGCCATCCCTAGAGAGCGGCATGATTGCTTCCGGCCCTGCTTCGCCCATGAGGCCAGCGCCTTCTGCGAAAGCGAACATGGTCGGCTTGTTGACGACCTGGTTTGAAAATCCGTTGATGCCGTTCGGGAAAGCTCCACCATTGGCGAACAGTCCCGCACCCGGTGCGGTCGGAAAGAAGCTCTTGCCGCCACCACCACCAAACAGCCCACCGAACAACCCGGACAGGAAGCCGCCGCCACCACCGCCGCCTGATGCTGCCTTGTTGACCTGAAAGATGCTGTCGAGAACATCGTCAAGCATGGTGTCTGCAATGCGCTTGAGGCTATTCACGGCAACGTCGCCCATCGCCTGCCAGAAGCTTTTTCCTTCCTCGATCGCGCTGAACAGATCATCGAGGCCGGCGCGGGTCAGGTCGCGGTAGTACATCCTCCGCTTCTCGGCCTCGTCTTGCGCTTCCTGTTCCTGATAAATGGCCTCGTTGAGCGCGATAATCTTCTTTCGCTCTTCATCCGTGGCAGCCGCTCCGGCCTGTCGGGAGACCGCAGAGGCGCGCTTGGCAGCATCGGACAGGTTGACGATGCGAAGCTCTTCTTCGAGATCGGCAATGAGTTCCTTGATTTTCTGCGCTTCGGCTTCGGCCCGTTTCCCGGATTTCTCTCGCTGTGATGCGAGCTTCTTTGCGGAAGCCTCTCCTTCGTCGCGTGCGACCTTTTCACGGGCAAGGGCCTCTGCCTGCTCTCTCGTGACCTTCAGCCCCTTGGATGACGCTTCCGCCAGGATTTTCTCAGCTTCTGCGCCGATCGCCCGCTCGCGATTGGTCAGGGCCAGCTCAGCGCGATAGTTCGCAAGGTACTTCGCGGAAAGCTCTTCCTGAGAAGGCAAGACCGGTTCAGGTGCTTGGAGGCGTCCTGTTTTGCGCGTCGTCCTAACCCTGTTCGGGTCCGCCTGTGTGCCGAACATTTCGCCCATTGCTGCACCAGCATCGACGGCGTTCTTGCGGCGCTCGTATTCGTTATTCCAGCGCTGAAACACATCCACGAAGGTCTGCATGGCAGAGGCTGCTTCGACAATGGCGGTCTTTAGGCTAGTGCCGACGGTCGTGGCGACCTGAGCGAATTTCCGGTCAAGTTCGTCGGCTCTCTTTACCACCTCGTCGGACATGACCGCGCCAAGATCATGAGAGGCTTTTATCGTACTGCGGATTCCCTTTTCACCTTGCTCGATCAACTGCACCATGCGTTCACCGCCAGTGCCGCCTGCCAGTTCATCGAAGATGCGTATTTGTGCTGCGCGGTCGAGCTGTCCAAGGCGACCAATGATTTCGAGCATCAGTTCAGAAGGGTTTTTCAGCTTCTCTTTCAAGGTGTCCGCGCTGTAGCCAAGACGCCCGAACGCCTCCGCCGCCGATCCGCCACCTGTAGTCACGAATTCATCTGCACGCAGAGACAGTTCCTTCATGGCGTCTGTCAGAGCATCAACAGGAATACGATTCTGCTCGGCTACGTATTTCCATTCCTGAAAAACCTGCAGGCTGAGACCGGCAACCTTCGCCTGATCTCCAATCTCGGCCACGCCGCGGGCAACCTGTTGCATCTGGGTGATGATGCCCGCTACACCTCCGCCAATAAGCCCGCCGACCAATCCGCCCGCGAATGCCTTACCCATCGCGCCGATCTTGGTGCTGACTTGGGCGAAAGCCTGATTGATGCGCGTGGTAGACCTGATGGCATCCTTCTCCATCTGGTCTGTCGCACGCTTGGAAGACTGCGACATCTTGCGGAACTCGCGCTCCGTTGTGCCGCTGGCCTTCGCCATATTGCGCTCGAGGTCCTTGATCCGGGCCTCAAGCATAATCACAAGGCGTTCTTCGTCGGTCTGGCTCATGCGTAGCTCCAATCGTCCATGTCACCTTCGAAGGTGTCGTAAGAGGAAATGTTCGTTTCACCGGCAGCGCAGCGCGCGACGGCCATAGCGGTCGCCACGGCGCCGTCGATGCGGTCTTTGCTCTTGCCCTTGTGGAAAGACCGGTTGCCGGCGGTGTCGGTGCGGATGGCGATGTTATCGAAGTGCCAGCGCAGGATAGGGTGGCCGCCGTGCTGGAACTGGCGGGCGAGGATGGCGCGCTCAAGCTCGTTGATGGCCGGTGACATGGACACCCAGCCCTGACGGAACTCGACCACGGGCAAACCCTTGTCCTGAAGATTGTTCAGCGAGTTGCGGGCGAGGTGAGGGTCGAAGGCGATTTCGCGGACATTGAACCGGGCGCACAGCTCCTCAATGGCAGCTTCCACAGCATGGAAGTCCACCACGTTGCCCTCTGTCAGGGTGATGAGGCCTTGCTCTTCCCAGACCGCATAATTCACGCCGTCCTGTCCTGCCTTGCGGAGGATGTTGTCTTTCGGCAGGAAGAACCACGGGTGCACGACATAACCGCTCTCACGGTCTCCCCAGGCTGCAACGACGGCGGTCAAGTCGCTGGTGCTGGAAAGATCGACGCCGAGATAACAAGGCGTCTGGTCGGCCTCAAACCGGGAAATATCCGCTATGCCCTTGCCCTCGTCATAGATCGGCATGGAGACGAACGGAGACGCGCTGTAATCCAGCCAGGTGTTGAGATGGTACTGGCGGAACGCATCACGCTCTGCGGGTCGCTCTCGGCCTTCTCTGGCGTAATCGCGCAGACCGTCGATATCGGGATAGCCGAACTCAAGGCCGGGGTTCATGAAGTGCCAGAGGCGTTCATCTTCCCAGTCTTCGAACTCCTCAACGTCGTCACCTTCCCACTTCGACTTCTCAGCCGGGTCGGTTTCAAACAGGATAGGCAGGAAGCTCGGATCCTCGACTTCGCCGGATTGGACCTTGCGCGCATAGCCGAGCAGATCGAACGCGAGGTTTTCCTGTCCACGGCCTGCCTGGGTGATGATGACGAGCAGCGCTCCCTTGGCTTTGTTCATACCGGTGCGGAGTGCCTGCCATGTCTTGCGCGATCGGTCGCCCTCCCATGCGATCAATTCGTCAGCGAGAACGAACTGCGGCGTCTTGCCCAACTTGCCTTTTCCGCCTGATGCCAAGGCGCGGAACTTTGCGCCTGAAAGCTTGTGCTCCAGAATGAACGTGCTCTCGTTGAGCTTGAACCGGTTCTCGCCAAGCCAGTCGGTTTCCTTGATGATGCCGACTGCTTCCTCGTAGCTGATCGCTGCGTCTTCCTCGGCAGAGGCCGCGACCATTGCTTGACCGCTTGGCTTGCGTTCCCATCCCGCCGTGTGAAGCAGAGCGAGGCCAGCGCCGAGCGTCGTCTTACGAGCGCCACGCGGTAGCAGCGCGAAGACAGTTCGAACCTGGCGGCGGCCGTCTGGGAATGACGGGCCATAGATGCGGCGCACGATGCGCTCCCAATGCCGCGGCAAGTCGAAGCTGCCAGACGCGCTCTTCGGATGCTTCAGGCGGCGAAGGAAGTCCACGGCGCGCTCGCCGTAGCCAAATGGGTCTTCGATCTCGCTGTCATCAAACAGCCAGGCCGGCCGGCGCGCCTTGATCATCGGCTTCCCCTTTCTTTCCTTGGAAGCCCTGCTTCGCTCTCGCTGCCGGCGTCAGGCCAAGCTCTGCCGACATGCGGGCAACGGTCTCCTGCGCCTTGGACATGAGGCCAGAGGCTGGGTTCGGCTTGAGATTCCCGTGGGCGGTCTTCGTGAGGATGCCATGCTCCTCGATGGCCTTCTGACACTCGCGCACCGTCCAGATGGCAATGAGGTATGCTTCAAGCAGTCCGGTCATGGAGGCGGTGAGGATTTGACGTTGCACCATCTCGGCGGCAATCGTGTTCCACTCGTCATCCATCGAAATAGGCAAATTTGCCGGTTTCTTCGGCACACCCTTCAAACCGCCGTCGATGGCCTTCAGCGTGGCCTTTGCGCCGCGTGTCCCTTTGCTGCTCATGCGGACCTCCCGCCAATTGGCGAAAGGTTCAGAAGGCAAATTTGCCCGCTGATCCGTCCGTTGAAAAGGTGACGAAATCCCTCCATAAGCCGAATTGGTTCGTGAAAGCATGTGGTTAGCTGCTTCATGCGGACACCTTGCGTTCACAGCGCAGGTCCAAGCCCTTGCGGCGGCCGATCTCTTTCACCTCGCGGACGTTGTATTCTTCACCCTCGAATAGGATGCGAGACTTCGGAGCGACCGCGCCAAAGTAACGGGTGCGGAAGATGATGGACGTGGTGTCGCTGGCACCGTTCGTCAGGTACTCCTCGGTGCTGCTCTGGATGATCTGGGCGCGCACGGTAGCAACATCGGTCCACGTCTCAATAGGCGTGCCGTAGTCGTTCACGGTGCTGGTGAAGCTCTGGACGGTGATAGAACGATCAAGCTTTCCGGCTCTCATGCGACCTCCTGCACAAGTGCGTCGATGGTGACGATGGCATGACTGGTCTTGCCGTCTGGATCGCGCATGAAGCGGGAGCCACGGACACGGCAATCGGCAAAATGGAAGCCGTCTGAACTTGGGAATTTCCCATGATGAACCGCGTTGCGGATGGCCCCGGCAATGCGCTTGCTGGTCTCTGTCGATAGCTCTTCCACCCACACATGCAGGTCGAGATAAACCCGTGTCAGCGTGCGTGCGATGCTCTCGCCTTCGTCCACGCTCTGGCCTTCACCGATGACGATCGACGGGCGCGGGTTCGGGCGCTCGTTGCGGTCGAGGATGTTGGCGGCAGGAACCAGCCCTGAGATTTCAGGACTGGCCACGAGACGCGCACGGATGGCTTTCTGCAGGGCGAGTTCAGCGCTCATAGGCCACCCCAATTCTGCTTCACAGCCTTGGCAGCAGCACGCTTGATACGGCCTGTAATCTTCTTGCGGAGGAGCCGGAAGGCGGGCCAGAAATACGGCTGCGCTGCGGCCTCCTGTGTGCCGTACTCGACTAGGTGCGCATACCTGACATCCTTGTTTCCAGCGGTCACAGCGACGGCCAGTTCAGGGACCGTGACGCGGCCACCAGGCGTGGAGTAGGGCGGGGTGTTCGATCCACCCGGCGTTACCGTGATGCTTTCCTGTAGGGCGCCTGTGTCCCGCGGTGCGAGGATGCGCGCTGTCACCGCCAGGTCATTGCCCGACTTCACCAGCTCCGGCACCATCGCGGCGCGGACGTTCTTCGGGATCATCGCCAGCCGCTGCTTGATGCGACCGATTCCACCATCGTCAGCCAAAGCTATACTCCCGATATTCGTTGACGATCTGCCAGACGCCGAAGGGCAGTTCCTGGCCGTTCACGCCGATGAGGGTTGCTTCCCGGTTTTCGTACCAATGCGCCGCCAGTTGACAGACAGCCTCAACCAGCGCCGGCGGAATTTCGTCTTGATCCGTGCCGCCATAGGTCTCCTCAATCTTGAAGCCGAGAAGGCGTTCGATATGGTTCTGGGCAGCGCCAATCTTGCGCTCGATCAGCGCGTCATCGTCCGTTCCGGGGATGCCGGTGGCGTTCAATTGCTGCTTCAAAATCGCAACGTCTACAATCATTGAACAACCTCCTTTCTGTCGTTCACAAAATCAGGGCCAATTGAGAAATTTTTCGCACGATGGACCCGCCGCCGGTCCCCTTGAGGGGTGGAAAGTTGAAGACCACCCCCCGGTGTCGGTTCAGGTGCGCTCAAGCACGATGTCCTCGCCTTGGAGGTAGACGTTGAAGCCCGGTCCACTGAAGTCACCACCCTTGAACAAACGCATTGCCAGATGGAGTGTGTCCTTCTGGCCCTCCGTCAGTGCCTGCTCTACGACCATGAGGATGTCGCCGTCCTCGTCCTTGGCTACCTCAACCTCGATCTTTGTATCTGGCTTGGACGGTGGAACATCGCCTAGGCCGCCCACCTCCATGATGACCCCTGCAAAACTCTCCTCAAGGATAGTTACGCGACAGGTGAGTGCTTCGATTGCATCTTCGTTCTTGGGCATAACTCAAGCCTCCGCATCGACACGCACCACGTTGCTGTTTACGCCAAGGGAGGCATTCAGCTTCATGACGCTGTTGGCTGCATCGTACTGTTCGGACTGGCTCATGACCTTGGCGATGAACAGACGCTCGGAAGGGGTGCCGCCTGGAGGTGCATCATTGAGCACGATGCGAAACTCGTAATCGAACTTGGTCTTCTCTGCGGCGATGAGCGCGATCTGTCCTTCGTCCGCATAGTCGATACCCATGACCAGCTCCATAGTGCCGGCAGAGCGTGGGCCTTTGAGTGTACGGGTGCGGCTGTCACCGATCGAGGTGAAGTTGATGGCCTCACTGGTATCACCCACAGAACCGAGACCTTCGACTTCTCCGATCTCCTTCCATGTGACTGCATTGGCAGCAGAGAAGTCTGCCAGCACATAGTCTGCCTTCTTCTGTTCCTTTGTGGTGCCGATGTAGATTTTCGCACCGGCCGTCGCGTTGATGGTCATTTGCTTGTCCTTTCAAGGATGCGCCGTTCATTCGCGGCGTCGATGGCGTTGCACCTCTGGCAACCCGGCTTCCAGTTGGATTTGACCATGCGCAGGTCTGGGCGCTGGCGGATGCTCTTGATGTGCATCACGACGGTTGCCTTTGCCCCGCACTGGCAGAACTCGTTTTGAGGGAGGGAGAGGAAAGCCTTGGCCTCCCTTTCCCATGTGCTGTCATAGCCACGCTGGCGGGCGCTGGGGCGCTTCTGGTCGTGGCGGGCTTTGCGCTCCTTCTGGATTGCTCTAACAGCAACGCAGGTCTCACCATGGGGATGAGCCTTGTTGCAGTGTCCGCAGACTGAGGGAGCGCGTGTCGGCATCAGTACAGCCCCACGATTGCCGGGACCGGCGCAGTGAACTGATTATTGGTTCCGCCAAGAGTGAAACTGTTCACCTGCTTAATGCGATACCGATAAAGCCCCGGCTTATCGAAAGTGATGGTTACGGGCGCGGTGTCGTCACCGAACACGCAAGTCAACTGACCTGTGGCGTTTACATGGATTGCCGTGGTCGTTTCGAATTCACCAAGGGCTGGTGTCAGCACCTTGGCGCGGTCATATGGGCCTTGAGGGCTCTTTGCGAAGGTGCTGAACTTGTCCGCCATGTCAGGCCACCGGACGGTTTGCGGCGTTGCCCTTGATGGCAATGACGCTCACGAAGATGGATGTGCCGCTGCCCTTAGTCAGGACCGGACGCACGTAGCGCTTGAAGCCCCGATAGCCGACCTTGGCCGTGCTGTTCGCTGCAAGGTTGCCAGAGACAGGCGCCTGATAGTGATCAGCATCCACGGCGGTGAAAGTAGCGTTGTCGTCGCTCTCCTCCAGCGTAAGCGTGAATGCGCCGGACGCGGTACGGACACCCGTCGTGGCTACGAAGGCCACACTGTCGAAGCCGAGCAGGTCAACTGATGCGCCCTGTGTGGTGGCTGCGATATCGGCAGGCGCGATGCTCTGCACGACACCAATATTGTGAACGATGTCACGCATGGTCATTCCTCCTTAGGCGGTCGCCATCTTGAGTTTGCGGAGTGCTTCGGTAAGGGTCGGGCCACCACCGACGCGGCGGCGGGCGTGGAAGCGAACCATGCCCTTTGTCGCCTGCGTGTACGGGTCGCGCAGCACCGACATGCCGACGCGGTCATAGACGCGGTATGCCTTGCTGAAATCGCCGTAGTAGATCGGGAACGTGCCATCCGCGATGTCCGGCATGGTCGGGTCTTCAATGACCGGACGGCCGAGCAGCGTAGAAGGCTGGCCCGCCTGATAGGATGGCTGCCAGAGGTAGTTGCCCTGACCATCCTTGATGGTGCGGACCTTGCCGAGTGTGGTGCCGTTCATCAGCCAGGAGCCGTTGTTGCGATAGGCGGCCGGCATGGCGTACATCAGGCCGATAAGCTGGTCGGCGCTGATATTGGTGGCGTGGCCGTTGATGACTTCCGCGATGCCGGGAACCTGCTGGATGCCGAGCGGCTTCTTGGCGCCGTTGCCATTCGAGAACGCCGCATTCTCCTTGAGGGCGAACTCCTGCGACAGTTCGGAGGCGATTTCGGATTCGACGTTGATGGCCGAGTCTTCGAGAAGGCGAAGCGACACGTCGATGTAGCAGGCCAGCTCATGGACCGGGATTTCGATCTGACCATAGGTCATGGTCGTTTCGTCGCGCTCTTCGTCTTCACCCACCCACGAGGCGGTCGGGCGGCCGGTGAGCTTCGGCAGGATGACGGAACCGGCAGAGGTGGAGCCGACGCGGACAGCCTGACGGATCGGGGAGATTTCCACGATGCCGCGGATGACTTCGGTCTGGAACTCGGCAGGAGCCAGATAGCCGCCCTTGGTGTCGTCGCCCACGATCAGGGCGCGGGTTTCTTCCGGGTCCATGCGGTTGTCGCCCAGGCGCAGGAAGTTTGAGAACGCACGGCGCTCCAGCGAGATTTCGTCATCGTTCGGGTTGCCAGTGCCGCCAGGGCGGTTCATGCGGGTTTCGAGGTCGGCAAGCTGCGTGCGCAGTTCGCTGATCTCGGTTTCGGAGCCAGTGCGATATTCGGTAAACCCGGCGCGCAGCTCTTCCACGGCCTGCGTTGCTGCGGCCAGCGGATCATCTTCCGCTTCGGCTCGGGTTTCGATGGTGAAGTGCTTCATGGTCATTTCCCTTTGCTGACGAGAGCGCATTTCGCCTTCCGGCATGCGTTGATGAAGGCCGCTGCGCTCTCGGTGGAGCGGCCAGAACTGCGAACAGAGGTGATCCGGGCATTCGGTGCCGATGGCATGCCCACGAGGGAGATTTCGCGGACGTCAATGCCGGTGAGGATGCGAGTGCCGGCCTGTCGGGTCTCCCCGCCCTTGTTGAGGCGGAAGCCAATCGAGAGACCGTTCAGCGCGTCGGCCTTCAGAAGCTCGTAAGCCTCCCGGCCGCGCGTCGTGCTGGTGACGATTTTCCCGCGGACGAAAAGGCCTTTCTCGTCCTCGCGGATTTCGGTCCATACGCCGATAATGTCGGTCGGATCGTGCGACCACAGCATGACGGGCCGGGTTCCGGCTTGCCGGTGCAATTCCAAAGAGGTTCGGAAAGCACCACGCTTGACGATTTCGTTATGGGCGTTGCGCTGGTCCCAGATCACGGCATAGCCCGAGAACTCGCCGGTATCGCTGGGCGCCTCAAATCTGAGGGAAAGGTCGAGATGATCCATCAGGCCGCCTCGCTTCGGAAGTTGGCGCGGTCAGCGGCGAAAGCGTCGGCTTGCTGCTGGATCCATGCGACCTGAAGGACCTTGACGACGGCGGCATGGCCGAACTTGGCGTTGAGGCCGAAGTCGGCGGCGATGTCCCAATTGATGACGCAACGGGCCAAGCAATTGATGCGCGCCTTTTCGCGGGCTTCGAACGATGCCTTGCAATCCACGTCAGCGGCGGCCGCCAGCTCGTCCATCATGGCGATGCGGGCCTTGTGCTGGGTCTGGCTGTCAGGACCGGCAATGAGGAGGCGAAGGCCGGTCGGCTTGCCATCCCACGGGTCCACGACTTCGAGCCAGCGGCCCTTGTCCTGGTCGACAAGGTTGGAGTTTATCTCGTCAAGCGTCATTGTGCTTTGGCTCCTCGTCGGACTTGGTGTCGGTGGCGTCGGTAGGTGAATTGCCGTCCACAGCGGCATTTGGATTGATGTGTGGGTTGCCGTACTCGTTGCCGCCCTCGTATGGGCCGAGATCGAGCCAGCCGCGGGCCTCATTGGGATTGAGAACCTTGGCGCTGATGAGCGAGGAAATAGCTGTGGCGCGTGCCGTGAGATCGGCGCGGGTCAAGTCGTCACGGTCGAAGCTGATGCGGTAGCGCTTGCGCTCCTCGCGGGTCAGGAGAGCACGGCCAAGGGCTGTCTCCAGAGCGCGCAGCCATGGCTCCAGCGTGTACGTCAGGAACTCCCGGCCCATCTGCTCGGAATTGCTCCATGTGGCGCGGTCGAGTTCGAACAGCATGGAAGGCGGGACGCGGAAGGCGCGGGCTATCTCGATGATCTGGAACTTGCGAAGCTCAAGGAACTGGCTGTCCACCGAGTTGAGCATGAGCTGCTTGATGTCGGCGTCATCCCAGAGGACTGCAGCTTTGCCGCTGTCAGAGGGCTGGCGGAAGGCTTTGCGCCAGCCGTCGATCATCTTCTTCGCGCCTTCGTCACCAAGGCCCTTCTTGTTCAGGATGACGACGCCAGGCGTGGCGCCATTCTTGAAGAAGTTGGAGGCGTGGGTCTCCATCACCTTGGCCGCGCCGATCGCTTCGGCCGCAAGGGTGAGGGGCGACTTGTCGAACGGGCCACGGACATGCACCACGCTATCGGACTTCACGACCTGGCCGTTGATGCGGTAGGTCGGCTCGCCGGTCCACGGGTCGAAGGTAACGCTGATGCCCTGCGGCTGGTATCGGATGATTTCGCGGATCTCGCCGCGCACGCGGTTCACATAGGCGAGACCGCCCCAATCTCGGGTGAGAGCGTCGGCTGCAAGGTCGCGGATAAGGTCGAAGCCGGCGGACCATGGATTGACATCCCCGCGAAGCAAAACGCCAATCGGATGATTGCGGTCCTCTTCCTCGGTGCCGTCCTCGCGGCGCTCCATGATACGGACATCGAGGGTGGCAGCAGCTTCGGATATGACCCTGACCGCATTTGCGACGGCCGGGACGCGCAGCGCTCGAGCGCCAGAGATTGCCATCGTGCCGGACTCCATGCCGGACCACAGCGCGGCGAGAACGCCGTCCTCATCCTTGAGGTTCTCGTCTCTCGTCTCGATCTTTTCGGTGCGTTTGAAAGGGTTTGTGATCCAGCTCATGGGCTGGAAGATGGCGCATGGCTCCGATTTGAGCCATTACGCAAATGCGGCGTTTTGCAGCAAATTCAAGCAGATTGCGGCACTTCATCATGTCGAGGCTGAAGCCAAACGACAATCTCTGTTCTGGTCACGAATAACCTACCGAATCTTACCCGTGCTGGAAAGGTCGGATCGGTCTTCGCCATGCGGCGGACTGTGTCAGGGGATAGGCCCATGAATGCGCCTATCTGCTTCGGGCCCCATAGGCTTTCCTTGGCGAGCGCAGAACGACTTTCCCCCAGATTTGGGGATAAGATGGCATCGAGGCGGGCGGCTGTCAGCTTCGGTTGGTTCATTCACCGCCCTCACGCTTCCGAATTGCAGATATAAACTCTTGGATGACCTCGATATTGCTTTTGCTCCTGGAGTTGATCTCCTGCCACTCCTTCTCCCATGCCTCCTGAGCCTCGATAGTCAAACCCTCTGGTGTCTTGATGAAATGAACGGTGAAGCCAGCCGCGCGGAGCTTCTTCAATTCCATCTCCATCATCATCTTCGAGTTCACCTCGCGGTGAATGTCGCTGCGAGAGCCTTCGATCCGATCAAAGCGCCAATAGGTGTCATATCCGCCTTTGCCGTCTTTTATCTGCCGGGTGTAGAGGTGGTACTCGGTCGGCATGGAGACGCAGTGCTGTGAAGCAGAAGCGCGGTCACCACCACTTTTGGCGTTCCACTTCTCCTTCAAGCGATTTTCCATTTCACGCTGATCGTCGGTGAAGTCGTCTTCGCTCATGCAACGCTCCTTTTCAACGGGATCGGGTCGCCACCGCCTTTCGGCCGCGGAATGTTGTAGATTGTCTCCATGGCTGCCTTGTGGATCAGAGCCGGGACAAGGTTGACCACGTTGCTAGGTTTAGCGTCCGCCCATTCGAACAAGTTTAGCTGTGTCATGCGTTCGCCCTCGCTTTCACATCCCATGCTTCGATATCATAAGGCGTCAGGTACTCCTCCATCAACATTTCGAGGCAGCGCTTCAATTCCTCGGGCGGACAACCGCGGCTGAGAAGGAATGTTTTGCCTTCATCAATCGTCTTCGGAGCAGGAAATGGCTGCATGTACTTATTCAAGCCCCCTTTATCATAAGCCCGATTTTCTGACGGTGCATGTGCCGCTGGCGGTGCTTGTGTTTTTGATTGTGAATGTGATGGTGACGGTGGTGGTGATGGTGTTTCGTTTAGCTTTCCATCAGCTTTACCGTTAGCTTTACCTATAGGTTTTTCGTCGGTTTCGTTTAGCTTTCCATCGGCTTTACGAGGGCGACCACCTTTCTTGCCGTTTTCAACTTTTGTCTGACGCAGTTCCTCGGACTGGCGGCGAAGATCAGCGGTTCGCGCATGCCGCCATTGCCAGTCAAATAAGGGCGCGATGGCATCGCGGATGGATGGCCACTGTTCTTTTTCAGCCGAGCAGATACGGCGCAAGCGGTCGTCATCGGTCGGAAGTTCGCCATGAAGCCATTGATGCAGCCGAAGGCGCATGTGGCAGCCGTACTCCTCCGGGCTTAAAGCGGAGGTTTCGGCAAACTCGTCGCCAATGAAAATTTGCATCCATGGTAGATTTGTCATCCGAAAATTCTCCGGTTCTGACGATACTGGTTCGCCAAAGTGAGTGCCTGGGCGGCTTGCGCCGCCGTCAGGCTAAAAATGTTCTGGAGCAAGGCCAGCTTGTTCGGCAGGTCGTTCGGTTGCTCTGATAGCCACATGGCAGCTTTCTCGATGGGTGTGGTCATCGCGCCTCTCCTGCAAGATCTTGCCGCCGACGCTGGAACTTCGCCGTCAGGGCCATGATTTCGGAAAGAAGTTCGAGGTCTTCGCCTGCGTTTTTGATCGTGCTGGTCTGCTGGCTCTCGATTTGCTCAAGCACGTTGAGCACTGGCTCAAGCCGCTTCTTTGCGCTGCCAAGCAGCCACGACATTTCAGAGGCCACGTTGTCGTCAACTTCGCCCTCAGAAAGACGCTGGCTGAACAGGCGCATCATGGTGACCGCATCATATGTGGCGTCGATCAATTCGTTGGTTACCTTGGTCATGCCAGTTCCTCCCGTGCACCGATAAGAACGAAGCGCTGCGCCAAGCTGTCATCCGGCGTGCGTAGTTCCCACCATTCGGTAGCGGTCGGGTCTACGTCGCGAGCACACTTCTGATAAGCTTCCGCAGCATATGCGAGGCGAGCCTCAGGGCTGGCTCCCACCTGCCGGAAGTAAACTCCCATCGCATGGCCGGACGGATGAACCATGCCCATAAATGCCCCGTTGTTCCATTCGGCCAGAGCCTCAGACAATTCGAAAGCTAGCCGCTCTACTCGGTCGCAGATCAATTCTTGTTCGACGGCCGGAGCCGTGGTAATCGTTACCTCGTTCATTTCTTCTTTCCTCATGCAGGGGTGAGTGATTGAGCCATGGCTCGGAACCGTTGGCGCGGTTGCCGGGCCTTTTGCTTTCTTGGTCATGCTGCGGTCTCCTTCTGTGTGTCCTCCATGAAGAAGTCGATGAGCTTCTGGCGGCTGGCGACGTAGCGCTCGCCCACCTGTTTCACCATTGGAAGGCGTCCCGATTTCACCATGTGGTAGGTCTGCTGGTAGTTGCGTCCGATCAGCTTGCCGATCTCGGCCAATCCCCAGATCAAATCCATCTGCTGTGTGTCTGACATTATCGATCCTCGTTAGCGTTAAGTTAATCATACCCATTGGGTATATTCGTAACCATACCCACTGGATATGATTGACGCAAGAGAAAAAAATACCCACTGGATATGATGCAAGGACAAAGGGGCCATCATGACCACAAACAGAAGCAAGCCGGATCAGTATCAGTTGAGGTTCCCGCCCGGCCTGAGGGATCGTCTGAAGGATGAAGCAGATCGGCGCGGGCGGTCGATGAATGCAGAGATTATTGAGCGTCTTGAGCAGTCTCTGCGCGGCTGGCCGAAGGTTACAATTCCTGAGCAGTTGTTCGAGAGAGTGAAGCGGGCTCGAAACTATCAACGCGATGAGATCGAACAACAAATTAACAAGTCTGCCATAGCCCTGATCGAAAAATCACTTCCCTCTTCGGGTGCTATGCATCGTGATTTCCTAGGTCTTTTTTATCAGGTGTTGAACATGGTTCCCGATGAGGAGCGCGAAGGGCTTCAAGAGCGATTTAAAGGGTTATTCGATGAATTGGTGGCTGCTTCAGACGACAGGAGAAAAAGGTGA